GCATCTTCACCTTCGTCTCCATTAATATTGACTCCATCGCTCCAAGTCTGTAGTCTTAAATCATTATTGTGATAGAGTTCTACGGCTCCGTCTCTATCACATGTTATAAATGGATGTTCATTACCATAATCAGCTAAATTTAAATGATCTGCTGCAATTGATAAGACTCCAGAAGCATGTGAATGGTAGATAATACTTTTATTTGAACCTGAATTGTGGTAGATCTGGAGATCATTTCCTGCACCCAACTGAACCTTTATACCATCTCCAAGACTCTGATCAGCAGTAAACGTATTAGCTCCTAATACTGCAAAACTACCTGTAGCTGTCACACCGCCTTGCCAAGCACTACCGTTATAAACTTGTAATTCATTAGAAGATGTATTGAAATACAAGTCACCAGCAGCTAGTGAGTTACTACCACCATCTGTAGAAGGGGCTGAAGAAGCTATTTGATATAAATCATTAAAATTATTAACGTTAGTTATGTTACTTGCAACTGTATTAACATTTGCTATTGAACCTCCAACGTTAGTAACATTAGTATTGTTAGTAGCAACAGTTGTTACGTTAGCTGAATTACCAGCGACTGTAGTTACATTTGCAGAGATACCAGCAACTGTAGTTATATTACCTGCGATACCTGCAACTGTTGTAACTTCAGTTGCTTTAGGTGTTAATCTATGGAATGTATATTCATTTAATGTAGTAGTTGTTTCTACTAACATTCCAAAACCAGCTGCATAAGTAGTGCTTTGTGTTAAACCAGTGATGTTAACAGCCGTACCACCTACTGTTTGAGCAATACTATTATTACTTGTTACACCGCTTCCTGTAACTATATTTTCAGAAAGTGCTTTAATACTAACAATAGTACCAGTATCATTATTTACATCAGGGTTAGCGTTTGGGAAATGGTTTTCACTTGCTATTGCAACGAAACCACCTACATCATCAACAAGATCAATAATTCTATCATTAATAGCAGCAGTTGTAGCTATTGTTGTATCATTATCAGGAAAGGAATCACCATCTTTAATAGTATCCCCTGTGCTTACATTAAAGTATCTAGCATCAGAAGCTGATGTTGTGAAAAATGTAGAATCATCAACACTATGTGCAGCTTGTTCAGAATTAGTTACAGTAGCCGCTGCTCCTAAAGCTGTAGCTGTAGCTGCATTACCTGTACAAGACCCAGATGAGCCAGATGTATTACCAGTTACATTACCAGTTACATTACCAGTAAATGAAGTGGCTGTAAGTACACCTGTTGAAGGATTATAAGTAAAACCACTGTCAGTCTCAGCACCTTGAGCACCTGAAACACCATCTACAAATACAGGATAAACTGTTTCATCGGCAGTATTGTTTGCAGTTGTAGTGAAGGTAACAGCATTACCACTAATATCACCTGTAAATGTAGAAGCTGTGACTGTACCATCAAAAGTAGCTGCACCTGTTACATCTAATGTACCGGGTATATCTACATTACTAGTCCATTCAACATCATTACCATTAGAAGCTGTTTGTATTAATTGTCTAGCAGAACCATCTTGTAAATTACTTACTGGTAGTTCTGTGAGTCTTGTGGTTATTCTATTTTCAATTGCTTTAGTAGTAGCAATTCTAGTATCATCTGTTGTATACCACGTCTCTGTACTATCGATTGTTTCATCACCTTCTGACCAAGCCTTACCTAATTTGTCATGTGCTTCTTGTGTTACATATAAATTCTGTAAAGCATTTTCATTTAAATCACCAGCTCGTATAGCTGAACCGGGGTAGAAAGTAGCTCTTAAAGCTTCATCGTTTGTATCACGATAGATTCTAGTAACTACACCGCTTTTAGGTGCTCCACCAGATTCTTGATAAGTTGTAGCACCTCCTGAAGGGGCACTAAATCTTACTGTAGTGGCATTATGTAGGGACCAGTTAGTTGTAATAACGCCTCCGAGACTTACTTTAATGTCTGTTTCGGCTAAATATGGGAATGTAAAGGGACGATCAACAGTACTGCCGTCGCCCGTATAAAGATTTTCAATTGTTGCCATAATACCTTGTGTTGTTTAATACTTAAGTAGTTGTTCTAACTCCTTTCTACCCTCTAAACTATCTAATGAATTAGGTATATTACCCATTCTTAAAGCGTTTTTAACTTGTAAATTACGTTCACCAATAGAAGAATATTGTTCGTGGAATCTCTCTAGAGCAGAGCAAGCAAACCTCATAGCATCCCTATGGATTCTATCTAATTCTTGATGTACTACTAATTCTTTAATTGCATAATCGGATTGTTTTTTCCAACCTCTTGCCTTTTTATACTCCTTCAATTTTTTGTTCCAAAAATCATCTGGAGCTGTCATCATACCTTCTATTTGTCCAGCTAAATTCATATTATTAGCTATCCAGTTATTAACCCATTGACGATCTGTAGGTGTAATACGCATCTTTGTAATTGGATTAGATTTCATACTAGGTAAACTATCCCAACCAGTGCTTAATAACCATTGTCTCCAAGGTTCCATATCACCATTAGATTTAAAGAAAGGCATAAACGCATTGGTTGCAGCTGTTAAAGGCTCGTGGAATCTGATTGGTTTACCAGTATACATATCTACTTGATCAACCAAATTAGCAGGATTCATAAACTTCCATTTGTTAGCCATTAAAGATCCCCAATCATTTTGTACATCCTTTAACTGTGGAGAGATTGCATTGTTCAATATACTCCTCATCCCAGATGGAGCAAAAGGTATTAATGAATCAGCTTGTCCAGCAACAAAACGTTTAAATGCACCTTCATCACCAGAGAACATAGACACAAGAGGTTCGAATCCACTAAGAAATGTCTTGTTAGCTACATTCATACTAATAGAAAACGCTAGCTTCTGATACATTTGTTCAGTAGCAGCTTGATCAATACGATCAGAATAGTAAACTAGATCTCCTACTGTACTTAATAGACTATCAAATGGTTCAAATCCTTTATAACTATGCCATTCGCCTGTGATAGGGTTTTTAATTGAGTTAAATTTAGCACCCATATCTTGCATACGTTTACGCTCACCAGCACTATGAGGACCATTACCAGTAAGATTACCTTCTAATGCCCATAAACCAGCAGCTGTAACTACAGAACCACCCATTAACTGACGACCAATATACTCAGATTTCAGACTATTGAATGCATCTATACTGTAATCTAACCCATGCTCAGCTAAAGCTTCGGTCATAGTCTCAACTGTATTAGCAGTTAAAACTTTACGTGCTTTAGTATAGGCTGGTAATAAACTACTACCGGGTGTGAATGACCAAGCAACTTGTAATGAGTTGATACCAGTTCTAGGGAACATAAATAAAGCTTTAGCAGCTGGTACTTTTTCAATGACTTGGTTAACTCTATTAACTAAATCATTATCTAAGTTTAGTGCTATTTCTTGTGCAGAATGTTTAGCTGCTTTATCTCTTAATAACCCAGTGTGATCAAATGCATCATCATATAATCTACGTTGTAGTTTATTAAAAGCTTCTTTACTAAATGCACCATTTGTTTCTTCCATTAACTGTGCATAAGCCTTAGCTCTAGCACTACCACTAGCCATCATAGAGTTAGTGAAACCATCAATAGAATACATGGCATTAATACCCCATTTAGTAAATGGATTATTATTATACCAGTGCATACCTTTAGCAAAGTTCCATAAAGCAACTTTACCGTTTTCACCTTCAGCTCGCCAAACATCAGACATAGCTTCTAATGCTTCAAAGTTATCCATTTTAGCTGAACGTAGGTCTGCACGACCACGCATCATAGCTTCTTCTGGTTTTAACTTAGCTAGTTTCCATTCCTCTCCCATCACTTTAAAAGCACGTTTAATATTCTCAGAGAAACCTCCATATGTCCACAATGCTTTTTGGAATGATTTTGCATCACCTGTAAGTTTTGAACCTACTAATACTGTAGCTGGTTTAAGTGCAGTCAACATAGAGTTACCAGTGATTGCACGTAAAGGTGCAAGACCACTTAACATATGATTATAACGTACACCGTTTAGACCTTGTACTACTAAACTAGGTACTTCAGGTTCGGCATCATAGAATGCTTTTTTAACTAAACCTATATTATTTTCTGTCCATCTATTTAATTTATGGATTTGATCTACTTCACCATTAGTAGCTTCAATAGCTAAGACAATTGGTTTTAAATATTCAGGATTAGCTTTAGCTATCTTATCTAAAGTATCATATGTTCTATGACCTTTCCATTGAGCAGCTTCTAATCCTTCAGCAAATTCATCAGCTTGATTTAAAAGCCATTGGTTAATAGCAGATTGATCACCAGCTTTAGCTATTTGTTTAAATTCTTGAGCTTTGCTAACAACATATTTATTAGCATTAACTTCTTTATTTAAAAGCCTAAGCTTTTCAATCATTATTTCTTGTTGCCTACCTGTATCTGCTATATCACCTATAAGACTAACAGCTGATGCTGTGTCTGCTGCATCCCCAGCTACTTGGTTTGTAACCATAGCTGATGCTCGCATAGTCTTAGGATTATATATATCAGAAAAAGCTTTAGAGAACGCTTCTGCTAAAACAGGTCCATGCCTATAATCTACTTTGGCAGCATTATAGATATTACCTTTCATCTCATTGACAATAGTTTCAACTTGTTTTATACTAACTTCAGGTTTGAAAACATCATCATATAATCTAGTAACTGCTTTATTTATTTCAGCAGGTGGTATTACTTGACCATTAATTTTAGCTCCTACAGAAGCAGTAAGATCCTGTTCAAATAATTCACGTAATTGTGAAGCTCTTTCTTGAGCAGGTGCTTTAGCTAACTTCTTAAGGAATACTGTATCTACAACAGGTCTAGCTCTACCATTTGTAGTGCCTATATTATTTTGAATTCTATAATTATCAATTTTAGATTTAACTGGATTAGGTTGTAAATCTGTTACAACTCTAGCGTTAGGTCCAATTGGAGGATCATTAACAAATGAATCGTATTTAGTATTCTGTGGATCTTTTAATATCCTTGAAGCAGTTTCTCGTTTAACTTCTTTTGCTCTTGCAGCTCTACGTGATAGTACTGATTCAGATATAGGGTCTTGACCTTCAAAACCTGTAGCATGTTTAGCTAAAGTTTTCTCAGCTGCTTCATCAGCAGGTATGAATTTTAAAGCCTTTCCTAATGCAAACGAAGCTAGTAGTAAATCTACACCAGCACTTAAGCCAGCTGCTTCCATTACATTCTTTTTCCTTATAATATCTGGACTATCTGTATCTCTAGTAGCCCAAGGTAGATCCCAACCTAACCAATCATTTAATGCAGCAGCTATATTATCTTGGTCTTTTGAATGAGAAGAGATAGCAGTTACACCAGCATCTACACCTGCATGAGCAGCTATAGTACCTAAAATACGTGTAACTTGTGGTATACTTCTAGCAGCTGTAGCGGCTTTTAAAGAACCAGTTACGACACCACCTGTTGCTAATGTAGGTACAATAACAGAGGAAGCATCTCTAATAACTTTATGTGCTGGATGATTAGATCGTGGTGAATTTTCATCCCACCATTCATCAACAGGTTTTAACCATGGAACTAGACCAGCAGTATCAGTAATGAAATCAGCTGTACCTAATGGTATTGCAGCTGCAGCATGGCCGATATTATATACAGCACCTTTATCTTCTGTAGGTGCTGCTTCCTCCACAGGAGCCTCAGATTCAGTAGAAGCTGCAGCTTTAGCATCTTCTTCAGATTTCCATTTCAAATACTTTTGATTATGTTGTTGCTCAACACGTTCTTGATCTGTCTGAGGTATATAATCTTGATTTATATCACTTGAAAAATCAGACATTACTGACCACCTCCCATTGCGTTAAAAATCTCCAATGCTGATGAACTGAATTTATTTCCATTCTCTGGACCTTTATAGTTTTTAACCAATTCTTTTTTAGAAGCTGAAGTGTTTGGATGTTCTTGTATCACATTATTATACAACAATATACCTAACGTACCTTCTTTAGTTGCATGTGTGCTATATAAATGTCTATGGTATTCTGGTGGGATTTTACTAGAATTTGCTTCTTCTATTGTATCTAGATTTTCTGGTATATCTATACCTAAGAAACGAGCTTGTGCTTCTAAAGCTTCTCTAGGTGTATATTTTAAAGTACCATCTGAATTGATTCCAAACTTAGTAACAAAATGTAAAACTGCAGGTGGGTACTCATGTTTATTGTGAGCCAACCCTTTATAATAACCTTCTACCATTTTCATTGGGAAAACAGCTTGATTAGATAATATATCAGGATCAGCTTCTATATCTTTTGATGTTATATTACTATAAGGATATGGTTCTCTGCCAGTATCAACACCAGCTGAAAAATCTTTAAATTCAGGTGATTGTACTGTTATCTCTCTACCATCTTTTGTTATTATTTTACGTTGAGATATTGAATAAGCACCATCAGCAATGTCTTTATCTAGCTGCCCTTTAGCCCATATTAATGCATCTTCTCTACCTTTCCCATCTATAATAGCCATTTTAAAATATTGACCCAGTTCTCTTTTAACTCGCATTTTAGCTAAAGTAGAAGAACTAACATTCTTACCTTCTGAACCATGTTGTTTTAAAATATCTTCTACAATAGTACTGGCTTGTGATGTTACTATTTTGTTTTCATCTTTAGTAAAATTAAAAGGACTTGCTTCATCAGCACGCTTTAACCATTCATTAGTTTTCTGTGGAGTTAACTGCATTCGTATGACATCACTCCTAGTCAACGTTTTATTGTTCAACATTTCCCATAAAAATGGTTCTCCTATTTTATCGTTCATTGCTGAACCTGAAGTTAATCCATATAGTTCTAATAACATGCTTCTAGCTGACTCGTTTTTATTATTTTTAGTATATTCACCTAATAAGAATTCTTTTTTATTAGGTATGTTTTCCCAGTTATTTAATATATCAGTCCTTATAAGTTCAGCTTCGTTTTTCTCTTCAGATACTCTTTTAACTCTTTGTGCATCTAATACAGCAGCTCTTTCACGTACAAATTCAGTATATGCAGCTTTATATTCATTGAATTTTTTATCATTCCTTTCATGCCAAAGAACAGGTTTACCACCGTCTCGTGGTTTCATTTCGTAATCAACTAATTCATTTAAAAACCTTTCATCTAACACACCAGTTTTTAATAAAGCTACAGTTGATCTATGTCTATTAGCTTCTGCACCGATAAAATTAGTTTTACCAGCTTGTAAAGCAGTCATATCAAACATAGCTCGTACACCACCTGTTTTAAACTTGGTAGCTAAGATATCTTGAAATTTTGAATCTTCAGCTTTTTGAAAATCTTTAGAAATCTGTTGACGTAAAGTTGCAATACCACGTCCATTAACTAAAGCTACCTTTTTTTGTATATGTTCAGAAACTAAGTTCTCACTTATATGACCTACTCCCGGTTGGTTTATATATTGATTAGATAAAAAATCTTGTAACTGTTGGAATCTTACAATATCACCATTACTCCAAGCAGCACCTAAAGACATAGTTGTGCCGTCAGGTAGTTCTAGTGGAGTGTTATATTTACTCCAATAGTATCCTTCATACTTTTCACCTGCTTTTACAGCTTCGCCTTCACGTAGACCTTTTAGCGACCAACCGCTTAGGTTTCTTATATTTTTTATCCTATCCCAACTAGCACCTTTAGATCTAAGTTCATTGATCAGTTCATTATTCTTACCTTCGTAATCTTCAATCTGACCATCTAGATTTTTTAAATGTTTTACATCTGTTGAATCTAGATCATAACGTAAAGCTAAACTCCTTCCGTATGCTGTTCTACCATCTTTATAACCCTCTATTCCTTTTGTAAGACCTTGTTTAATAAGATCAGAAAAAGGTGCAAGAGCTTGTAATCTTTCTTTACCAGCTGATTTAAGTTCAGCTGCATTATTTAATAAGACTTTGTGGTTTTGATCTAAAGCTTGTTTAAATGTACCAGCAAAAGCTTGACGTAGTTTAGTAGCTTGGTTGCGTTCTTGTTCTTCTTTTTTAAAATTATTCTCTAGTTTGGAAAGGAATCTTTCTCGATTAGCATCTTCCTTGGCTGATACTTCTTTCCATTGTTGTAGATACCTTCTGCCTTCTTGTAAAAATTTAGAAGAAACATCAGGAGTTTTTATTAAATTAGATTGAACACTACTTTTCTGGGCGTACCCTCGAAATTGGCTCATAATTAGTTGTTGTTAAAATTATCCGAACAAGTTAGTAGCTGCTTTTTCTCCAGCTGCAGATGCAATTGGATTTACATAAGACATTCCTACATCTGCGGCAGCACCGAATAGATTAAGCATCTGATTACCACCTGCTTGGTTGATACCACGTACAGGTTTTGGTCCCATCTGTGCTTGAGGTATTGCGGCTTGTGACATCTTAGGTGTTTTGAATGGTAACTCTTCCATAGGTGGGTCTATAGGTTTGATAGGTACATTACCCCATGAACTAAGATCTGCTTGGTATTTGTCCATAAGAATTCTTTGTTGATCTGCTGCATTTTGACGCTCAGCACTATCTCTAGAAGCTTGTACTTGTTCTCTTCCAAACTCAGTTCTTGTACCAAGTTGTGAGAATTTCAAACCAATACCTTCTTGAGCACGTTCAGCTTGTTGAACTGTGTGCTCTAAGTTTTTAGAAATTTCTTCATATCTTAGATTTGTCTTCTTAGCTGTATCCATTAAACCTTCTGAAATTCTTCTAAAGTTTAATGCTTCAGATGCATCAGCTCTAGTAATAGAATCAACAATAGCAGATTGTGTAGCCCCGTGTGACGCTAATAAAGCTTGTAGTGCCTTACCTGCTGAACGACCTGCTTGACCTAGATTTCTTTGAGCACCTTCTTTTTGAACATACTCTCTTCTTAAGTCTTGCATTTTAAAACCAGCCTTAGCTCTAGTTTCATCTAATCCTTGCCTTAAACCTGCTTTATCTAATGCAGCTTGGGCTTGAGCAATTTCTTTATTTAGTGCTGTACCTTTAACTTGTAATGCAGCAATTTCATCTGCTTGTACTATTCTATCAGTTAAAGAACTTGTTTCATATGCAGCTGTTTGCCCACCTTCATAATACTTTAAAAGTAAATCTCTATCTTGGAAACCAAGTGAAGTTAAAGTATCTTCATAAGATCTGGCTGTATCATTTAAAGCTATTAAACCAGCAAGACGATTGAAATCCATTTGAGATGAATAACTATCTAAAGCTTTTTCATAAGCAGTATTTTGAAGTTGCATAGTATACTGTCTATTTCTTTCTCTTCCAGTCCAGCCTTTAATAGCATTTGCATCAGCATACATTATTTGCATATCTTCATCAAGTGAAGTGCGATACTGATCCCATTCTTTTTCAGCTATTTTACTTTCTAGAGCAGCATAAGTAAATCCAAAATTATCTGCATTTACTGCATCTTGTGCATTTAATAATTCTTCCTGTCTGTCATAAGGTGTAGGGCCAAATATACCTGAATTGTCTATAGCATTTTCAAATGCCATACCTAAGTCCTCCTATAAAATCGTGGTGAGTAGTTTCCTTCCCACATCATTGAAGTCAAAGAGACTGGGAATGGTGAGTCACTAAAGACTCTTAATAAAAAGTTATCTGTACGTTGGTGTATAGGTACTGTGTATATGTTTTGATCTGTCATAGGAACGTCATCTGCTAAGTACTCATTTGCTTCTTGTACAGGTTGTATATCATACCAGTTATCTATATAAATTTCAATTGAATCAGCAGCTACAGCACTATTTGCATCTGAATCTGGTACACTGCCATTGATATTTGCAGCAGCAGATATAGCAGCAGCTGGAGCTGAGTTAAACGTAACTGTAATTCTATCTGGTAATGTAGCATGATCAGCTATTGTAAAACCTGTTGTTTGAATCTCACCGTTCTTTTTAACTTTTATATTAGCTCTAGCTTGTACAGTAAAATCAGGTGAAAACACTGTATTACTACCATCACCTGTAAATGTCTGTGTACTACCTTTGTAACCATCAGATTTCAATTTAAATCCAATAGTACTAGATCGACCAACAGAGAACTTCATACGTGCGATTGTTAAAGCAGCTGTATAATCAGCTATACCTTTATCTATTTGATAGTAAGTTTTAGGTAAGGTTACATCATAATTATATCTAAATCCTACAATAACTTTAGTTGCAATAGAACTGAAATCTTTATTTTTTATAGCAAAATAAGGACCAACACCATCTGAACCTCTATCACCTGATTGTGTAAAACCTGAATCAGTATCACCAACACCACCAGCAATTACAATGATAGGTTCTAATGAACTTATATCAGCATAAGGAAGGTAACATCTAGAGCCATTAAATACTTCAGCCGTAGCTGCTGCATTAGCCCCTCCACCTCCACTAAATGTGACTGTAGCACCATGTAAATAATCCTTACCGGGATTGGTAATAGTAACACTAGCCACAGCACCACCAGCAAGAACTGCTGTACCTGTAGCATTTGTACCACCGTTCAAAGCTGTTATAGTTACAGTTGGAGGACTACTATATCCAGATCCACCTGCACCAACTGTTATAGATTCAATAGGAAGATGTGATACTGAAGAAGCTTTTGAATACATATCCATATAAGGATTCAACTGTATCCCACTCTGAGTGACAAGAATCTCATCCTCAGGTGTAGCACTTAAGTTACCACTTACTAATTGATATCCATTAGATACTTTAAGTATAGCATATATAACATCTGAATCGACAACAAACTCTAACACTTTACCAGCTAGTTGCCAGTTAAACCAAGCTTGTAATACTTCTTGCTCACCATCTGTATGGGTACGATAGAAATATACTTTCTCAGAATCAGCCCCAAACATTGCAATGAAAGAGTTCTGAGGACTAGCTACTAGGTTGTCTATACTCTCTGGTATATACTCAGCTACAACTTTACCTACATCTCTTACTAACGGTACTTGACCTTCACCTCTAGGGGTCATGCCAAATACTTTAGAATAAGCAGGTGTTTTACTAATAAAGTTTACTGTAGTACCCACATCAACAGGGTCTATTTTAGTGTCCATCTCATAGTTAGAGAGTCCACGTATTAAAGCTGTAGTTGGTGATAGGTTACCATCAGCAGAATACATAATAAACTGCTGGTTCTCAGAGAATAGAATCAAACCAGATGCTACAGGTATAATACCATGTAGTACAGCAGGTCTAATACTAGAACAACTAAGGTCAACAGGGTCAGCGGCACTGACAGTTTGAGCTGTAATGTGGTAGAAATTGTAAAACTCACCAGACTGACTCATAGATACATTATCTTCAGTCAAGAAACCTAATCTATTATTATAGAAAAATGATTGTTGAATCTTAGCATCTTTAAATGAAGGATGTGAGTTAGTAGAATTATCACCAACTAATCTTGCAGTCCATGTAATAGGTCTGAAAGTAAATGCATTTGAACCAGTATTAACTAATTCATGTGGCATGGTAGCTTCAGTTAAACCGGGAGACATACCATAACCTAACGCTTCTTCCCAATAACCGGGACCAGAAACACCATTAGTTGCTACAAAAGTAGAATAATAAGTATCGTTTGCATTAGCTGTATTAATGATCTTCACCTTTCTACCGTTTATAGATTCTGTAGGTAGATCAGCTACACTATTAACGGAGTCTTGAAAACTAACTAGTTCTGTACCAGAGGTACCACCTTTAGCACTAAGAGTAAAAGCAGTGTTATGAGTTATTTCTAAGGTTGTAGAAGTCATAATTACTGACATATTACTATTAAAACCATCAGCATTAGCTGCTATTTTATTTTCAATTAACTGTTTTAAACCAGCAGTTTGACCTATTGTAGGTAGATCTATAGAGTCACTTGTATTACCTAAAATATGCCCAGCATTTAGTTTTGGATCAGTAGTAGTTGTACTTCCAAATGAATCAGATGCATAGGTAGGTCTTGCAAATGTTATCTCAGAATTACTACCTACTTTAATTTTAATTTCATATGGTGAGCTATACTCAATACCTTTCAACCTAACAGTTGCATTTTTATTTGCAGTATAAGAAGGATCTGATTGTGTAGTAACAGTCTTCTGTTTGTTAGTTATAATAGAAGTATCTTGTACAGTTAGTATATGGTAGTCATCTTTTGCAACAGCACTTAAGTAAGCTTTGTTAGTATTAGTAGCTGTAACAGCACACTTAACATAATCACCATTACCATCAGCTGTAGCATTCCAGATATGTATAGCTGCACTTGCTGCTGAAGCATTACCTAAAATACATCCTATATATTTTTCATCATTAGCACGATGGATGTAAAACCATTTAGCATTATCTAAAGATGTACCTGTAAATTCAGACCCACCAGTAGGTACACCATCTTTAAGTTTCGTAAGGAATTTAGTTCCGGGTCTTTTTTGTAAACCAAAGGTAGGGTCAGGGTAAGCGTTTAAAGCCTCTCGAACTTGACCGGGAAACTTTTTATCATCTGGTTGCTTAGATACCCCACCTGTATAACTTTGGACACGTTGTGTAACACTAGCCATTAGCGTTGTAAAGCGTTGTAAGGTTTGTAACTTGTCTTATACCTCTGTCCTTGTGGGTGTCCAAAGAATGAGAAATCACCTTGGTTGCATTCGTATTCTAGTGCGTTAGCTCTAGATAATGCTTCTCTAGTTTGCAAGGTTTGAACTAATTGTGGATCTCCTACAATACGTTGAGCTGTAATTGTAGCAGCTTTAGATACAATATAGTTTTGTACTGGTTGAGGTAAGTCTACCCAATCAAAAAACCATACTACATCTGTTTCATACTTAGTGTTTGCAGTAGTACCTAAAGCATAAGTATGATTATATCTATCATATAATTTACCTGATCTCCTGACAACATCTATGTCACCAGTATAAGAATCAGAGAAATCTATTTGTAATATATTATTTGGTATCGTATATTCTTTATCATCATCAGTCGTTATTTCATATTCAAATTCTTGATTGAAAGTCCAACCTTCTGCTTGTACTTCTTTAGAGACCTGTAACAATGTATCGTATGCAATCGCAACGTCTGGGTTGGTTTGGTCTAACGTAGTTACAGGAGCCTGCCCCACTGATGCGAGTATTTGATTAACAGCAGGTAATTCTTCCGTAGCATTAGTGGTAGGTATAGGCATAATAATATTTGTAAATAAAAAAAAGGGAACCGAAGTCCCCCCTTGTGTCTATCTGGATACTGTTGGAGTATCACATTCTACGCCTGTATAAGCAAAGCGTAAGTTTTTTGTTTCAGACTTTACATCTGATCTTGAGAGACTACCACCTTCAGTCTGTGCTACAGAAGCACGAAGAGCTGTGGTAGTAGAAGACGCACCAGAAACACCATTGTTTCCAGCGGCTGTTGCAGCATTAGCCATAATTTATTATAGAGATGTAGCGTTAGTCTCGCTTCTCGCAGATAAACCATCCGACTGGACCTGCCTTCCTGCTTCTAAAGGACTAAACACATTTAATGTTTCTGAACCTACTCCACCGCTAATACCATTAGCAGCAGAGATAGTTCTTTTTGTTGAAACTCCGGGTTTAACTGACATAGTTTACCTCAAGCAGTTTGGATTTCAATAGCAGCAGC